AAATTACCAAAGCGGCCGCTGAGTTCATCGATGTCTTCTGCCGACTCACGCCCACCTAGCTTTAACCCCGTTCGCGCCTTGTTGAGCTGCGGTAAAAGATTCTTCACAGCATCATCAATATTTTGAATCGACTGCGAAACCTGATCGTCGGCGGTCAGTTGGAAGTCAAACCGGTTAGCCATCTGAGCCTTCCTTTAGTTTGTTAATGCGCTTAGCCTGATCGTTCCACCAGAGGAGTTTTGACCAGGTCAGGGACCAGCCAGCATTAGGCCCCCACCCGTAGTAATAGGTCACGTCTGCTATCAAATTCCGCCAGTGCCCGCCTCTGGGGAGTAGTTTAAAAAATCCAGAAGATAGCCCTCACAACGTTTGTAATCGGTGAAACAAAGGCGATTAATGAGCGGCACAGGAATTCCGGAGAGCTCAGAAATCAGGTTGCCCATTGCCATGAGTCCGCCTTTGGCTTCCTGCAACTTATAGAATTGATCAACCTGTTCAAGACTGGGTTCACCCAGCTCAATACTCGCCCATGCCTGCTTACCACTGTTATCTTCCAAACGACGTGAAAGCGGGATTGAAGCAAAGCTTTCTGGTGGGGAGTTGGACTCTAGACCCTCTGGTTTGAAATTTAAAAATGTCAGAAGGAAGGCTTCGCACTGCTTAAAGCGGGTAAATGATATGCCCTTTACCACGTTGAGCGGAATGGCTGAAAGTAGGGAGATCAGTAAACCCACGGCGCTTAGCGCGCCGTTTTTCTTCTGCTCCTCATAGAACTGATGGACCTCGATCAGCGCCGGCTCATGCAGTTCAACCGCTTCCCAAATATGCTTTCCCGTGGCGTCAGAGAGTGGCTTTTCCAGCGCAATGCTGATGTTTTTTTCAGTCTCCTGCATTCTCAGCTCTCCACCACGTCAATGCCTTCCCAGCGAACGTCAAACACCGCATCTTCGCTGTCTACTTCCTGAGATTCGACAGTCCATAGGCCACTACCGATGATGGTTTTACCGTTCGCCAACTGAGCTACAACAGTGACGTTGGTCATATCGTTGAAATCGGCCACGGTGGTACCACCGCTGTCACGAACCTGACAGGAAATAAAAGGCGCAGATGGCTTCTCTTTATAGCCGTGAACGTAGTCCATACCCGTCAGCGTCTCGCGCTTAACCTTTGACGGACTGTATTTAAATTGCCCGGCCACCATGATCGAAATACCGTTGGTGGAAACTAATGCGGTTCCCGCCAGACGGTTAGAGGTATCACCCATGATTTGTCCTTACGCCGCCTGCAGGCGGAATTGGTTGAGCAGCGCAAACACGCGAAGCTGATTAATCAAAATGCCGTCCCAGAGAACATCAACACGGTTCGGATTCGTTGTGCTTTTCGTCACCACTAAGCCAGCAATGAACGCTTTCGAATCTTGCACATAGCCGCTGTACTCGAGCTGCTTATACTGTGCGATAAGTTCCGCGCGGATAATATTCGGTGTCACGATGGCAGAGCCTGGCGCAAAGCGGGTGCCGTCGGCGGCCAGCTTCATACGTGCAAACTTCGACGTGACCTGCCCCCGCATAAAGCGCGTCACAAACATCAGCAGGAACAACGTTTCTACCTGCAGATAGCTGTCATCCGCATCACCGTATTTATTGGTCTGGTAGGTAGTGATCAGGTTTTCCACCTGCACCGTGCCGTCATCTGCCACGGTGAATGTCGAGACTCCGCTATAGAGCAGATTGTTGCGTTCAGTCAGTTCAAAGCGAGAGGCTTGAGGAGGTGCAAGCACGCCGCTGACCGACAGCGTTTGCAGTGGTCTTCCTGGGTCATTACGCAGACTGCCCGCAACTGCCCCAGCAACCGCCGCCGACCAGACATAGGCTGGTGTAGGCGAATCGTAAACGCCGAGCAGCGTGGCGTGCTGGTCATTACGGACTTCACCCAGCGCCGTTAATTGGCCGTATGTCCCCGTCAGCGCACCAAAAACATGACCATATAACTGCTGGGCATAACTCCAACGGCCGGTGCTGTCTGATAGTAAGGTTTTGAGAACATCAAGCGACGTGGTATCGGTGTAAGGAGTGATAATAAAGTCGAACGTCCGATCTCCTAGATTGGCAAACGCATTCGTCATGTCCGGCGCGCCCGCGCCACCACTCATCGCCGTTAACGTGATGCCCAGACCATTCGGCGTCGCTTCGCCCCCGGCGCTGCCCTGGTAGTTGAAACGCATATCGATACTGTTACCGTGCGCGCCTTTGTTCTTGGCTGTCAGAGTAACAACGCCCAACGCGGCTGTGGCTGTCACCGGTAAAGAGGTTTTTGCATTAATTGCCGACGAGAGCGCCGTGGCAATTGCGTCAATGAGGTCCGTGCTCAATACGGTGATTTGTACACGCTGTCCCGCAATGTAAAGCGAGATAACACCCGTTTCATTTGCAGGCGTAGTCACCGTGACTTTTCCTGTGGCCGCAACCATGGCGTCACTGTCTGCCAGCGGAAGAAGATAAATTTCTCCGGCATTGTCGTTAGCAAGATAAGCCAACATCTGGTTATGTAACATTGAGCCCGCGCCATAAACACCCGCTGTATTTGAAGCCGAGGACTCAATCACGGGAATATCGACGGTAACGCCAGCAAGCGTCAAAGTCTGGCCGATGATCAGTGTGCGCTGTGTTGCTGTCGCGGTATTCGCCTGAGAGTTATCAAACTCAGCGAAGAAAAGCGGCGTTCGTAGATTATTAGTAATGTTTTGAAAGTTCATTAGCTCGCGCTCCCTGTATCCGACGTGGCGGCTGGTTTTTCGTTAATTGATGCCGCGTCAGCATTCTTTGAAGAGGCGGCGGCCTTTTTTGCAGGATCCAGTTTTTCAACATCACCATCGCGAAGACGGCGATTCCAGAAGGTACTTTCCGGCACCTCAGCCCCTTCGACAGGCAATAGCGTGCCTTTAACCGGATCGCGTACCGCGCGACCGGTTGTTGGTTTTACAAACATGGGGTACTCCAGGTTGTTATTGAGGCAAGTCGATAGTGACGAGAGGTTCTGCAGTGCCTTCCGGCATACTGATAGTGATATCAACACCCTCTAGTGGCGTGGTCTCAATAGGATAGAACTCTTCAGGCCCCTGATAATATTCAATATCCAGTTCCATCAGCAGTTGCGCCGTATGCCCATCGCCAGCGGCGCTGATATCAATAGTTGACCGTATTTGCAGAAATTGCTGAGTCTGGCGGGTCAGTTCAAAGCTGTTGATCACCGCCCGCTCAATTTGTTCCCGAAGTTGCTCGAGCGCGGCCTCTGCTTTCGCGGCCCCGTTATCTTGTTCAAGCTCGTCCAGCTCCTGCAAACGCCCGGTGACCCTGACGGTGGTGACGGTCGTAAACTGCGGAACGTTCCTGCCAATTGAGTTTTTCACGTCAAACGGGGTTTGCACGAGAATAACGGGATACATGTCTTCCGACGTGGGCCAGTCTCGCGGAGAATAAACGCGATCTCCCGCATCGGTTCTCCCTGTCAGCGCACTAATGACCAACGACCTGATTCCAGCTGCATTCATGGCTTTACCCTGTTTAAAATGAGTTTCGAGCCGCCGTGGCTATCTGGCTGTATATCGGAAATGGTGAATAGCGTGTTGACGACAGTGCCGCCGACAATGCCAATAAATACCCGATCCCCTCTTTTAGGCGGTAAGACAAACTGGCTGTCCAGCACCCCAAGCACGGGCGACGTAGTGTTAATCGTGCTGCCGTCGTCCAGCGGCTCGACCTCCTGCGTATAAGCCCGGTCAAAAATACCGCTGATCGTGTAAGCACCACCCACTGCGGGCCGGTAGTCAACCGGGTCACCAAAAACAGCCTGCAACGGCCTGAGTAAATGCTGATCCCAGTTGATACCCATTATCAGCCTTCTTCGCTCTGAGATTTGACGACAGAGGGAGCATCCGAAGTGATAGTGGACTGCCCATCGTCTTTTGTGATGCTGACTTCTTGACTTGATGCCTCTTCCATTTCCTGCTTAACCGCATCCAGCGTTTTGACAAAGCCGGAAGCAATAAGCCGGGTGGCATCACTCTGGGGAAGTTCAACGCGTGTGTTCTGCGTGTAACTCTGTCCGTCATGTCGAACGCTTTTACCTTTGAGCACCACCACGGTGATCAGGTCTGCGGCCTCAGAGGCCGCGTCAGTTGCTTTATCTTTTGCCATGATCACACCACCTTCGCACAAAGGGCTGCGTTAACCCGGCTTGGGATAACGATCGGAGAAGACTGCATCAGCAGAAAGCGCTGCGCCGGGTCATGCTGCAGCCAGCTTTTTGGCGCATACGCCATCGGTCCGTAGTTGAAGGCGGGATCAATGATGGCACCAAACGCGCGGGTGCCCATCAAATCTGGACCCGACATAACGACAGAACCATCAGCGATCATCGGATTTTGGATGCCGGTATCCGGATCAATAAACCAGTCATTATAAAGCCACAGCGTGTACTGCCCCCAGTAACCCTTACAAACCGCCCCCTTCACAATCTGTGCACCTGGGTTAATGATGTTGCCGGAAGGGTTCTGCGCCGGCAGGATAATTGCGCCTTTGAGCGACGTATCCAGCTTGAACGCACGCCATGAGGCATTGGTGAAGATAATGTCCGTAGCCTGCGCGCCAGATTTCTGCAGAATCAACGCCTGCCATTCTTCAATATCGTCCGTTGGCTGGGTGTTGGTTGCGCCAGCGGCTACGCTGGTAGGCCATTTGTCTGATCCGCTCAGCGCAATGGTTAAGGACGGATCGCGACCAAAATCAACGACGGTAGTCGGGAATCCATCGCCTTTGATAGTCACGGTGCCTGTGGCAATCGCGCTGCAGCCCATCCACTCAAGGCGACGATTTAAAATATCAATCTGGTCGCTCATCTCGAACTGGATGTTCAGCATTTCCCGCTCTGCCGCAGTGTATTCACCCCCAATGCGCTCACCAATCTGGCGGCGGATAGGCTTACGCAGGTCAGGCGCGCGCTTGTCTTTAATGTAGGCTGGTTTGAATTTGTCGGTCTGGTAGCGACGACTTTCCACCAGCTTTCCTTCAACCAGCGGAGAGCAAAACGGGGCCATACGGCGAAGGCCAATATCTACGTCAATCGCGACATACTCATCATCGCTGGTAACGATGTTGGGGAAAAAACGGTCGAGGATAAAATTTTGCGACGTCATCAGATTGGGCACTAACCCGACTAGCGACGTTGTATCGTAAATGGTTTGAGACATAGATTATTCTCTCTGTGTCCCGACCAGGTGGCCGGGATAAATAAAAGGCGCACAACGCCCTGCCCCGTGAGGGGCATGCGAAGAAGGCGATGGAATTACAACGGTTGTTTAGCTGGCAGGTGCCTGAACGCTGTCGCGTAGGAAAATGCCAAACGAACGAAGCGCGGGTTTGAGCGTGGCAAGCGTCCAGCTCGGATCGAAGGTAATGCGGTTCTGGTTGATTTCAGCCATCAGATAAACGCCGGCTAACGCGTCCGCCGTGGTGGCATTCACATCATCGGCCAAAATGGCTTGTGGTACCTGGCTACCGTCGGTCGCTGTCTCCACGCTCAAGGTATATTTCCCGGATGCGGTGACCACACCCAGCACGGTGCCGCGCTTATAGGTTGCCCCAGCGCCGGTCAGAATGGTCACCGTATCGGATACCGACTGCAAAGGGCCAGAAAGCAACTGATCCGGTACGAAGGTGTCATGCTGCACGCCGGGCACCCAGGCGTTTTGTCCTACCTGATTCACATTCATTATTTTTTACCTTTTACCTGGTTATAGAGAGCGGCGGCGCGTGACACCACGGAGTTCGCTGCTGGGCCACCCGCATCGGTGTTACCCAACTGGTGGTTTTCAACTTTCGCCATGCGCTCGTCCAGCGACATACGGCGAGGTTGTGATGCTACCGGCGCAAGGCCAGAACTGGCCATCACCCGGATTGCCGCCGCTGAACTCATGCCAGTAGTTATTGCCAGTGAAACGGCCAACGGGCCTTTACCTGTGGCATATTTGCTGCCGAGAATACGGGAGATGCGGTTGCGCTCGGCGCGACGACCTTTTTTGACGTCACGGTCATCTTCATCATCGTCACCGTCATCTTCGTCGCCTTCATCCTCATCGGCGTCAGCATCATCCTCATCATCCGCGCGGCGGCCTTTAGCCTTCTTCGATTTTTCCTTGTCCTTATCATCTTCGTCGTCAGAATCATTACTATCATCTTCTGCACGCTTGGATTTTTTGGATTTACCTTTATCGTCCTGATCGTCGTTGTCGTTGTCATCCTCCTCTGCACGACGTCCTTTGGCCTTTTTGGACTTTTCTTTTTCATCTTCATCTTCATCTTCTTCGGATGCGTTAGCGCCACGGCCGAAAAGGTGCCCAAAACCTCTGATTTTCATTGACATCATTATTCTCCAACTAATTGTAATAAATCGCGGAATGCTGCATCGGGTGAGGCCACTTGATCTGCCAGCCCCAGTTGCACACCGTCGGCACCAAGGAAGCAGGCGGCTTCGGTATCCCGGACAGTTTTCTCTGCTATCCCGCGATTGCGGGAGACGGTACTCACAAAAAGACGCCCCATTTCGTCAATATCTGACTGAATGGCTTTGCGCGCCGTTTCGCTTAAGGGTTCATACGGATTAGACTCGGCCTTGCGGTCGCCGTAGGTAATAATGGTGACCTGCAGGCCGTCATCTTTGATTTTCTGTGACCAGTCAACGTGCATCACGATGACGCCGACAGAGCCGACGCCACCGGTACGAGGAACAATGATTTTGTCCGCGGCACTCGCCAGTGCATAAGCAGCGGAATAGGCGCTTTCGGATAAAATGGCCCAGACAGGCTTGCTACCGCGGGCGGCGAAGATCTCGTCCACAAGGTCAAAACACCCTGCGACTTCGCCGCCTGGCGAATCAATATCAAGACAGATGGCTTTCACTTCACTGTCATACAACGCGCGCAGGAAACAGGCGCGTATACCATCGTATCCCGTCATTCCACTGTAGGGCCGCAGAGTGCCAAGCTTCTGCACCAGCGTGCCCTGAATCGGAATAATGGCGATGCCCTC